CGCTAACAATGATAGCACCTTCAGTACCTGTATCTGCAATTTCAGAAATCATATCATAACATTTCTGCACAAACTCATCGTTATCCTCGAAGGAAATATAATAAGCTTCGTCATTGATCATTATTTCTGCTTGTGTCATGACTGGCCTCCTTCCTCATTCAATTTATTGAAATCATCTTTTATGCAAATCAAATTAATCAGAGATTCTTTGATCTGAATATCAAAGTCATTTGTCAATATCATAACTCGACAAAGAAGATCTTGCATTTCAGATAGGTAAGTTGCATATCTTTCAGGTGCATCACTTTCAGCCCAATTACCTAATATTTCAGCTGCATTATCTGTGACTTTAAATCCATTAATAATAGTGGCTGCTTTCATACTTGGCCTCCTTCCACTAAATTAAATTTTAATTCTGTGGTACCCATTACAAATGCTACGTTGGTAGTAGTTCCATCGTACTTAAAGTCAACCAGTGCTTCCTGGTCAATGGCTTGTTTCAAATTCAAATAAAGTGATTTCAGGAGTAAGCGAGCATCCGACATTGGCACTACTCTCACTTCGTGCACGGGATTTTCTTTTGTAGGTTTAATCCTACGGGTTTGATTTGTTTTCATTTCGGGAGTTTCGTGTTTTTGATTTTATGGCAATAAAAGAAGCGATGCCAATATCACGCTACGAAACTCCCGAAGGTATTACCGCTCCAAACGGCTCGTGATATGGCATCGCCATATTTTCAATAAGTTAGTTTTTGGGCATAAAAAACCACATCGTTATGTGGCACGTAGTGCCTTCGTAAGAGTTTCGTACTGCAAATATCGGAATGTTTTTTGAATTGGCAATGCAAAAATGAAATTATTTTGAAAATTCTTGTACTTTCTTCCTAAAACCGAAAGGGTCTCTAATTGTATAATAAATTTCTTTCGTTCCTCCAGAACCAATAATAGTAATTGATCCATAATTAAAAATTCTCCCTAATATTCCCTGATCAACATTTACACTTTCAATTTTAGAATGGTTCATTTCAAATATCTTTCTACTAATCCACCCAATTTTTATTATTACCCTTTTATTCGTTACAGCAAATTCATCTGTTTTCATTTCAATAAATGGAATAATGAATAGTGATAATATACCAGTTAAACGCCAAAATATTATTGGGTGATAGGTAGTTTTAAGTTCTATTTGTTCATCTTTAATAAGATTACTTTCAATATAGTTACTCATAATATAGTTAGTTATATTATTTCTTTGTTTTTCCAGTACAAACTGTTTTTGAAGTCATAGTGTAACCACCCGAAGAAGATGTAACAGTTGTAGTTAGTTCTTTCATGTAGTTATTCGCCTCCGCTTCAGTCAAATCGCATTTTTCAACAGTTCCGGTAGCTGTTGAACTTTGCCCCGCCATGGTAACAGTTGTTTTAATACTAAATTCCCAACATGCCTTTACATCTAACCCACCTTCAGATGTACATGAGATAAAAAACATAGCCATTACAGCCAATAATAAAAATTTCTTCATAAATATTTATTTTAAAATTAAGTTGAGCACAAAGATAATAAATATATTAACGCAAAAAAGCCCCGCATTTTTGCGAGGCTTTAATTGTTACTTCAAATTTATAATTCTAGCATTTTATAACCATACCTGGCAGAACCATTCACCCGCTTAACCATTTTTTTAAATCCAATACCAGTTAAACACGTTCCCACATTTATAATTGTCGTATGCTCTTTTATTTCATCATCCAATTTATTGAAAATATCTGTTGGTAACATAAATGTATATGATTCATCAGCATTTGGAATTCTGTATTTATTTAATATAAATTTTTCTATATCAGGTATAAACTTTCTTTTTGGAAAAACCAATTTTGAAATTGCAGCTTTACATATCGCTTTTTTATATTTAACTAACTTTGAGTTTATTGAAGAAACAACCAAAATGAATACAATGAAATCTTCAATATCAAAACATAAATATCCTTCGCTTGTGATATTTTCAATTTTAAAATTAATGTTGAGTCCTCGTTTATTAAATTCTATCATTGTATTGATAAAGTTTATCTTGTAATCTTCACAAAATAGCTTTATCGGAATAAATATTTCCGAATCAATCTCTAATGTCTTAATTTTCCATCCCCATAAATATTCTGTTTTCATAAGCTTATATATTAAATTTCTGCAAATATACATATTTTTTACATACTACATACTACACTTTTCGGAAAAACGCGCAAAATCAACAAAAAAATATTACCTACCTCACTCACTACTTACTATTAGTTATATATATCTAATTATCATTTATTTAAATTTATATTTTAAGTAGTAATAGGTGCTTAGAATATCCATATGAATTATTACATACTACATTTTTAAATATGTAAAATCTTAAATGTCAAAATTATAATTGTAGTATGTTTAATTTTTATCATATAAATAAATCCAGCATAATTACAGTTAATAATATGTTGTAGTAATAGTAGTAACATGCAAAAAAAACATTATTCTATTAAAATTTAGTACTCACTTACTACCTTTAAACAATTGTAATACAAAAACATACATAGTTAATTTATTTATAATAGTAACATAGTAAGATACTTTTAAAATTTGTTGTATTCTCCTTTATTTATATATATTATTCTTATCTTATTAGTAATCAATTAGTTATAATAAAAGAATATATAAACACATAACGTGTGTATGCGCCAATAAAAAAAACTGTCTAAATGGTTTTAATGGAGTTGATTACATATTGTTTTCGGCTGAATCTTTAAGCTGTTTGCATCTGTTTTCCGCCTTTCAGTATACTACCATACTATATATCAGCACAAAACGCCTTTGCAAACTTTTATTTAAAGTTTGTTGCTGTCGATAGACCCCGCCCCGCCCTGCCGCTCCGATGTCATTACAAGGCTCAAAAAGCGTGTTATATGTCAGAAAATTAAGAAAAACGGGTGGTAAAACGGCCATTACTCTATCAATGTCCTGAAAGGAGCATTGATTGTGTAATGACAACTTAGCTTCCTACAAAAATCAATGCATGCATTGTGTTTTGGAAGCATTGGAGGTGAGATGTAATGACATGAAGTGAGCGACTAGATGAAGTCGCTCACAAGGCTGGAGTTGAATGAGGATTCAACGGGGAAGTTATTCATTCCAATGTAAAGACTATCGAATGCGTCAGTACCATCGGTTCGGTGTTCGCGTAAGTCTTCGTCGCTCTCTGCGAGCTTCTCTCCGCGCTTATCTTTCTTAAACCCTTCTGGACCCTGATAGATTCCTGTTTGCTCCATAGCGAGCAAAAGAGGTTCGTTGTTTGGCTTATTGAATAGAGGGTACAAACCTTTCTGTCCTTTCAATCCCATGTTGATAAGTAGGTGCTTATCCATGTGATTAAGTGGATTGCCAATGTGTACACCTGTAACGTGCCACTTGTTACTCCTGAAGGTGTCCATGACAACAGTTGCAAAGTCACTGTCATTGACTGCATAGTTACTACCCAGTGCTGTGTTATCGTAATAGTAAATCACTTCCTTACATTGTTGATCACGATAGTAGTGGCAGAAGTCATTGACTAACTCAACTAACTTACGATCATACTTGACAAAGAATGATTTCAATACCTTTAGCTTAATGCCTGAGCGTTGTCCCGCTACTATCCAGTTGATGTTGGCGTTGTAGTCCATTGAAATACATATGGGCTTATTGCGGTCTAAATCGCCATCCTGAAGACATGATAAGTCTTTTGTTTTGTTGAAGTCATACTCTAAGTTAAGAATGTAAGAGTTATCGAAATCAGTGTAATAATGCAGATTTTCATTCAGGTTGTTGTAGAAACCATCCTTGAGTAATCCAACACGCTTGCAAAGTATTGATGTCTGGAAAATCAATGGTGGTAAATCACGCTTCATTTGCTTGATATAGCCCTCACCTAATACCTGCAGGTTTTCTATTGAGCTAAACACATTGTAATCGACTGCAACACTTCTAAATTGCGCTAAATCCCGACAAAGTGTTTTGTAATAATCAAATAAATAACCTTTAGGTTGAATTCCTTTTGATTGAAATTCCTTTATTTTATTAAGTATTCGCCACTTTTCGTAAATGATTCCGTCGATATGTTCGATTAGTTCCGGATCGCATTTGTCCTCATACCCTAAGAACCAACTACCTTTCTTCGTAGTCGGCATGTCGGAAATGATCATCATGGAGTGATGATAAGACAGATGGCCAAAATGAGCTTTAGTTCCACCATTGGCCGGAATCGTTTCGTTATTCAATTTTTCGAAGTCCAGGAACTTGGCTTCGTCGCAAAGAATGGAGTCGAAAGTCATAGAGTTTGATGATCCGGGAACATCCTGAGAAATGATTGGCATAATGCTTCCATTGTACCAGGTGATGCAATGATCGTAACTTGCCGGTTCTAATCGTGGCTTTTCGAATTTTAAACCAGGTTCTGGACGTCTACCAATCACATAGTGGACATTACGCTTGAATCCAATATTATCAAAGGCTTCTAATGTTCCTGGTAATGTACGGGTATTTGCCTGCTGGAATGTGCCGGCAATGATGCCATGGGTACCTCGCGGCATGCGCTGCATATTGCGCTGAAGATACGGTTGAGCAATGCCGTGAGACTTACCCAAACGGCGACCACCAACCACAACAGTTGTTTTGCACTCACGAAGCATTACTTTGCGTTGACAGTCGTTGAAATATATTTGCTTGATTTCCTTACTGATTGGCATATTTCTCTAATTCACGAATGTCAATATCCTCATAGGTGACATCTTCAATGTCTTCCATGTATTTCTTTTTCATAGCAGCAATTTTCTCTCTAATGTTTGGAATAGGTTTTATTCCGAGGACTGAAGGATCATCAGTTGCTTCATAAAGTTGTGGGATGATGTCTTCCCATGGTATGCGCTCAGCATCTTCCTTATCGAGCTGGTTGTACTTGCCGTAAGTGTTATTACATTTATCCATGGCTATAGGGTCCTGCTGAAGCTCAGCCATGTTGTAAGCCTTTTCATTTCTGTAATTAAACCTGAACCTGTGCCAGTCTTTTGATTGTTTATTGATTGATCCCAATAAATCTTTTATCAATCGTAAATCCTCATATGCAGCGCTGCGCTCGATTCCAAATTGATTTTGGAGGTGTAAAATTATTTCCCGGTCTTTTTTTGACGGAAACTCAAGCATAATCGTATAGCCTGAGCGAATGCGAAGTAATTTATCACGTTGTTGCTGTGGAAGGTGTGACAGCTTACTAACGTCGTCGTATAAGTGTTGCACACAGATATCGTAAGTGTCTCGTTTAGCCATTTTCGTTCAAGTTTTGCTCAAGCATGTATTTTTGTGTCAATTCAATTCCAATTGTGGATCCTGCTTTTCCCAATTCAATTTCCTGTCGGCGAAGTTCCAGGACTGTTTGTACTTTTCCTTTTCGATAAGCAATGCCAGGGCCTGAAGTTTTTACCGATATCGACTCTCTGAGTTCATCTTCGTCCATCTCGAGCAATACAGCGATATCTGATATCTTCATTAAGAGTGAAGCATATTCTTGTATTTTAATTAAATCATCCTCTGTATATGGCATTTTGTTTCAATCGATTAATTGATTCTGATAAGTTTTCGTAGATAACTGAGTCCGTTGTTACGAGCTCGCATTCTTCGCGGTTTCCACGGGTAGCATTTTGACTACCAATTACACACACTTGATACTTTGGTGAGTCAATCCGAATAATTTTTGCGTGTGTTTTGGCGTAATAGATTTCATCAAATGTATTTTCGGCAAATCGGATCAGGTTCTCAGTTTTCTGAATGGCCTTGAAATCTAATAGCACGGTAATTTTGGCTATTAATCCCATTTTCCGGAACATGTGTACCTTTCGAATAAATTCCTCCGAAATAGAGAATGTAATCACTGTTATTTCGGCCGATCCGGTTTGCTTGAGTAACCACTCAAGTAAATCGTAGAGCTGTACGCCTGAATTCAAATAAGCCCCGAGATAGTCGGGGCTTAATGGTTTCAATATGGAGTCGATTTTATTCAACTTCGTTGTCGATTTCCTGCTCAACAGCTTTGTTGTACAAATCTTCAACTACCTGAGGTGTGAGCTCCAGTTCTCCAAATTTACCCAGCGAACCAATTGTTGAAATGATAACAGCTTTTTCAACGTCGTTTTTCAACAGTGTTTTGATTTGACTGATTACATTTTCTTCCGGAGTTTCTTCATTCCCTGCAGGCGAATCTGTTTCAGTTTTTTCAGTTACTGCAGCAGCTGGAGTTTCTTCTACAATTTCTTCTTTTTCAGAATTAATTACTGCAGTAGCAATCTCTTTTTCGGTTATTTCAACTTTTGGCGCAACTTCTTCCGTTTCTTTCACTTCCATTACAATCACACCCAATGCTTTGAGTTTTTCAGTGATTTTAGGCGAAACGTTCTGACCGTCCAGAATCAATTCGTTATAGCGATTTTGAGCATCTTCCAGGGCTTTTTCGCTTAATGGTTCATCCTTGAGTCGACTCAAGTAAGTGCGATGTGCCTGAACCTGTTTTATGTCGAGTCTTTCGATTTTTTTGTTGGGATCGAATGAAGCCAAATCGAACGTATCGTAAGTTTCCCAGTTGGCAGTTAGTTCACTATCCAATGCCATCAGTTCGGTTACGAATGGAAGGCGATCGGCAACCGTCGAACCGCTTGAGCTAAGAATTTTCAAGCGTTCCTGAAGGGAGCGCATTTTTTGGTAAATAGCCGTGTTAGTTTCGGGAATTGCCTGGATAAAATCAGGTAGTTGATCGTGATCGGCACGTTTACCTTTACCGTCGATTTTAGCAGTGGCCTTGTCGAAAATCTTTTCAAATGCATTTAATTGCGGATTTTCCGGTTTTTCGGCAATTGCTTCAGGCGCTTTATCACCAATGTAAGTTCGGAGTACGAATTCAATTTTTTCGAAGTTCTCTTTTCGGATCACATTCTGATACAAAATTTTGTTGCTGGAAGCTTGGAGCAATAATTTTGCACCTAATTCCAAATCTCTTTCGGCAGCCGGTTGATTCAACCAGTCATACACCTTTTTTTCAAATTCATTTAATTTGGCCATGTTTTTTAAAAATTATGGGGTTTGTAAATTGTTGAATTCAAAAGTAAATAGCATGTAATTACATAAAAAAGACAGAAAGAAGTCGGGTAAAAACAGGCTGAGACAGGATGAAACAGGTGGAGACAAGAAACAGACAAGAAACAGACAAGTGGAAACAAGCTGAAATAAAACACCCTCGTAACGTGAATTACGAGGGTGTGAGAAATTTTCGATTAACCAGCGGTTACGCTCCTGGGTTGATTGTTCCGTCTTCGGTTACAATTTCACCCGGGTAGAATAATCCCGGTGCTACGTCGCTGACAGTGGCCGTGATTGTAGTACCCATTTCGTCGGTTACAGCTCCGCCCAATTTTTGGTCAATAGACGAATCCGTTTGGAACATCTCGTTACCAATTACACGCCATTTCTTTTTCTTAGTTTGAGCTAAGTAAACGAAATCATCGTTGTTTGCCTGGCGTGCAAATCCTGAAGCTTCTTCTTCAGTGCCCGGGTGCTGCATGGTAAATGAGTTCAAAAACGTTTTGCTTGGGCGTGTTCCCTGGCTTTTTCCATCAAGTGGTGATTTTTCAACCAACACCGTGATTTTTTGCCATTTTTTACCCACTGCAAGCGTGAAGTCGCCCACATACACCACCAGTTCACCCATTCCGGTTACAAATGTATCTGGAAGCGTTGGCCAGCCCAAAATGTCGCGTTTTGCGATGTAGTAAACATCTTCCATCACTCCCGGAAGATTTACCGATCCAACTGGAAAATTTAGTTCTTTATAGTTCAAAGACATAATTATTATCTCCTATTTTTTATGTGAATGAATAATTAAGCCACGAATAATTTACCAACCAACAGACGCTCAGCGCTGATGCTTTCGAACTGGGTACCGAAGTACATTACCATTACAAAATCCAAAATCAATGGGTGATGTTTTTCAACTGTGATCGTTTCTTCCTGGCTCATTTGATCAACACCAATCAACATATTTCCCTGAGTTGTCAGGTGAATGTATGGAGATGCTTTTTTGTTTGCCAATGGAACTAACTCACACATATCGTCAGAACCTTCCAAATACGTTTTCTTGAATTCTTTGTTGTAAGGCAAAGATCCATTCAACTGTTGGTAGTCGTCGTTATATGCATTGTAAATAGCTTTGCTGACAAACATTTTACAGCTTTCGCCCTGAAGCTCGTCAGTGGCTGAAGTATAAAATGCTTTCAACTTAGTTACGCAGTTATTTGCTGTGATAGCAGCATCAAAATCGTAACGGTTACCTTTGACAACTGTAATATTTCCTGCAGTAATTTCGGCAGCCGTAATGGTATCAAAACCATTGTACAGATCGGCAGTGGTAGAACCACCGGCATTGCGAACGGCACCCCACAAACTTTTGTTGAATGCTTTAGAAACTTTCTTCGCTAAGAAAGCAACCACCTTGAGGGTGATATCGGTACTTTTCAATCCATCGCCGCTGAGTACTGCGCTTCCATAAATGGAATCGGCCACTGAGTTAGGAGAGAATTTCTTGATAACAGAACCGCGATACGTGGTAAGTGTACGACCTTTGATCGTTACATCGTCGGTATCGGTACGGCTTTCGCTGTATGGACCTACCTCGATAGTGCCATCCAGTTCGCCAACAACTTCTTCGCCACGGATACCGGTGCGAACAGTCATGTGCTTGAGTGATGATTCCATGCCAATAACAGGCATCATCAACAAGTCTTTGCGGTATTTTTTAGCCGAAGCAGCTAATTGAGCATCGGTAATAGCAACTTGATTTGACATATTGTGTAAATTTTAAAAATGAATAATTCTTAGTCAGGAAGCTCATTGAAGAGTTTACGAGCGTTTGCAACTGCATTTTGAAACTCATCTTTTTCCTCGCCACCGTTGTCGTCGGTTTCTTTATCCAATTCCTTGGATCTATCTCCGGCACCATTTTGAAGGTTGGTAATTTGAGTTTTTAAAGCAGTAATTTCGGTTGCTTGTGTTGCAACTGTACCTTCGGCAGTTTCGGCGCGTGTTACGGCAGCCGTAACATTGGCTTTTTCGGTCACTACATTGGCTTTTTCGGTAGCAACCGAATTTTCCAATGCATCAATTTTGGTTTCGATTTTTTCGATTTGCTCCTCGTTGAGATAAGCACCTTCGTCAGTCGAAGCCAATTCGGTAACACCAATCACGGTGTTCACTTTTGCGAATTGTTTTTCCATTTTTTTATTAATTTGATTGGTGAATAAGTTTTCGGTGTGAATGCGATTGGTAGGCAACCCCATGGCGTTGAACTTGTCTTGCATGTTCACGAAATTGGTTTTCTCGTTGGTTTTGATTATTCCGTCGACAAAACCCCAGTCGAGCGCTTCTTGAGCATTAAGCCAACCGCCAATTTTCATAAGGTCGATCAGGTCGTTTATTGGCTTACCTGTTTTTTCGGAGTACAGCTGAGCGATCACGAGATCCATTTTCTCGTTATCCTTTTTATTGGCTTCCAGGTCGGCAATAATGGCGGCCAGTTCGTCAGCGTTTTTCGAGCCGTAAACATCAATCCAGTTCATTACTTTGTGGATCAGGTAAAATCCAGAGCTCGAAATCTCGGTAGTTTTAGCTCCAAGTGCAGCCAGTGTGGCAGCCGAAGCGTTGAAACCATACATGTCGACCTTTACGTTTCCGTGTTCCTGGAATCGATCTTTGATTCCTAAGCCGTGATCGAGAGAACCGCCGAGGCTACTCATGCGAACCATTACCTGCGGATCTTTAGTTTGAGCCAGCATGTATTTCACGTAGCCTTTGGAGTAATAATATTCTCCGATAGCTCCGTCAATGTCAATGTTATAGGTAGTTTTAGCCATAAAAAAAAGTTGCAGTGTGGTTAATTACACTGCAACTTTACGGCTATTGAGGGAAGGAAAAAAAGACTATAAAGAGATGATATCGATAGGTGGAAGGGTTGAAACCCATGTTATTTCAAAGTTTACGGCCCGAATGCCCGAAGGATTTGCATCGTTCACGGGTGAGAAAATGATTTCCGGATAGGGTTTTTTGTCTATTCCTACCAGGTATTTATTTTTATATACATCGGTTAGTCTGAAGGCGTGAAAGATAGTTTGCAACCGGTGTTGCAATCCGGAGTTTTGTTCGTCGTGAATTGCTCCGGTAATTTTTGTTGTATAAACCAATCCGTTTGGCGTGCGCTCCGAAGTTGTATTGCACGCTGCCGGTTCGGTTAAGTTTAATTTCGTGAAATTACCAAGTGCCGAAATTGTGTCACCAGGTGCGAGAATTCGCTTAGGCGAAAGTGTCATTTCTTCTACCGGAATAAATTCTACAGATAGTATAGTTGGAAGCGATCTTGTACTCATAATATTATGTTTTAAAAAAAGTGCGTGAAGTGCGCAAAGTGCTGAAAGTGCGTGAAGTGCGTAAAATGCTTAAAGTGCTGCTTTACGACCAAAACGGCTTCGAAGTCAATGAGTTTTTAGGTGATTTTTATGCCTTTTTTTTTGCCGTACTGTTGGTTGAGTCGGTGGAATCTTTGCGAAACCGTATCCCAGTGTTTTTCGTCAATTCCATGTTTTTCCATATAGGCGTAAATAAGCGCGGCTCTTTTCTTCTTTCGGCCTAAACTGTCGACCTGGCAATTGATCAGATCAGTTATTTCGTGAAAGAGGTTTTTATCGAAAAGCGTTGAGAAACTTTCAATCAATGCTGTTTTACTGCTCCGGTGTAGGTAGTTGTACACTTCCGGATTTTTGCCTTTGAAAAACGGAATTGAAATGGTTATGTTAGCACCCTCTCCGGTATCAGGCATTTCGCCTGCAGGCAGTTTTGCCAGTAGTTCATTAAGTATTCTTGATTCGGGGGAATCTTTAATGAGTTCTACCGGATGTCCGAAGCTATGATTCAACCATTGCTCCAGGTATTCGGGTACTGTCAGATATACATTGAAGTTGCTCATAATTGTATGCAATATTAGTTTGTAAGTTAGTTGATTAAAAATTCAGTTCAATGTCTTGTAAATAATATTTTTGGACGGTGTTTAAGATCATATAAAAGATTGTTTCTTTCAAAAATCCATGCTGTACTTATTGCACATCCAGCTTCTTGATATCTTTTAATTGCGGCATCAATGTCTTGCAATCTTTGTTCTTTCCAGAGATACTCTGGGATAATGCCTTTAGGTGGTTTTTTCATAATACATTATTTGTGATATTTGTACGGGCGCTCATGCCCTTTGTGCCTTTTTTCAGTCTTTATCTTATCATCATAAGCTTTGAGTTCTATAGCTAATGATTTGATATCTTCAGCTGCAATACTTGCTTGTATACTGAGATTTTGAAATTCTACCGGTATTTCAGGCTCATTTAAATATTGCTTTCTGAATTCACCTAGTGATAAAGTTGCTTTGAGACACTCTAAATATCTATCCTGATCATCCGCTTCTTTCATTCCGGGCAAAGTAGGATATCTAACCATATGCTCATGAGCTATAATTACGGTTCTGGCCTCATCTATTCCACAAATAATGCCTTGTAAACCACCATAGCGAATGCTTCCGATCCGTTTAGTCTGCGAATACAGCTTCATAATATCATTGGCTAATGCACTGTACATTGATTCCGGAATGGCGCTTCCCTCCCATTCAGTCTCCCTCTCGTATGCTTTGAATAATTCTAAAATTTGATTTTTCATGATTAATCAGTTATTGATTCAATTTTTTCTGCATTATTCTGGAATAATGGACTGCCAGTAATCATATGTATTTGCTCTTTTCCTAAGTCTCCATTGCAATGAGGACAACGCTTGTTTTCCATCATTTCAATTATTACTGAGGGATTTTCATAAGTTCCAATTATCTGTGCAAGCTTTCCCCTCCATTTTAGATAATCACCGCATTTTGCTCGTTTGCTCATATTATTTCCTTTCTACTGCTACTTTGATTGAATATCTAACTCTGTGATGATAGGGAGAAATGCGTTGTTGTCTTTCGGACCTAACATACTTATGGTCTTTGACTACTTCCTTAATGAGATAATACATTGCTTGCTCGTTTAATTGTTCATCCCTAAATCTTGAAGTGTCTTGGTCTAATATTGCCGTAAATTCACATATATCGTAATATTCATGTTTTATATATCTAACTTCACCTTTTATCAACGCATCGAGTGTATTTGGTTTATTTATTCCAGACCTTGCAATCACTTCCAGCATCTCAATGTAATTTTTTGGCAGTCGAACTTTTATACTATCCTTTTTATCAATTTTGAGCAATGTACTCAACTTTGCTTGTTGTCTTTGTTGCTCCTGTGCTGCCTTAATGGCGTTTATTATGTATTTGATCATAATCCTTTCATTGTTTCTTCGTATTTATCTGCTGTGACTTGCTGAACTGAGTAAACTGACCGTCGGTGTCCGGGGTTTCTTTAATTACTCCAAGGTCGGCATTAATTTGCTCACAAGTAGCGTATATGTCCTGGTACTCGTCGTATGAAATGACAGCTCCTTTCATACTGTTTGCCACATGATCACCGGCAATGCTACAAGTTCGACAAGTGAACAATCCAACTGTTACTCCAATTAGCACTAAAAGCACTAACATGATTCTTCCAAATGTTTTCATATAATTCAATCAGTGGATTTTTTAATCCCGTCCAAGGCGTTAGTCTAGAATTGTCCAGTCTTCTGATAGCATATCAGTTTGAGAAGCTAACCAGCCGTTTACAATTGTTCCATCAGCTGCTTTCATACAGATATAAGCCGTGAACTTCACATTGTCACCAAAATCAATTGGTAATCGATTACCTTCTCCATCGACAATGTCCTGCAGATAAAAATCCTTTACAGTTTGGGGTAGTGATTTTATTTTGTCCACTACCGTTTCAATATTAATTTCATCGGCAGGACGCATAAAAACAAACATCCCTTTACCATTCCAGCCCTCGCGAGCTACTCGTTTACCTTTTTTCAAAGCATCCAGAGCAGTTCCGAATGAAAATAAAATGTCTTTATCTACGACAATGTCGGCTTGAGTCAAATCAAGATAATACTCTTTTCCTACCTCAAAAACCTGTGCTGCCGGACTCTCATCGCTTATCCACATTTCGAGATTTGCAAGCGAAGTCCATCTGGAGAAAGATTTGTTTTCTTCACTCCCATGCATTACTGCAGCTAATTTTACCTCATGTTGTTCGCTGTCTTTTGACTCATTTGAAATACAAACGAATTTTGTTCTAACTTTTTGAATAATTTAAATTAATGGGTTTTAATTGAGCCCTCCCAAGGCTATGTCTAATTTTCTCTTATTGCTTTTATAATTCCAATAATCAGGGCAATGATCAGAATGATAACTATGATTGCTAAACCTCCCCAAAATGGAGCTGTAACCCACCACCATGACCAATTAATCACTTTGCACAATTTGAGTACAATGAAAGCTACTCCCAGCAATGACATTGCGCTAATGCCGGCATTTGACGTTTTTTCTGTTGACATAATTTAAAATTTTAGTTGTTGATATTTTATTCAATTATTGTTGTAATAGAGTAAGTTTGTTTCTCTTTCACCATATCGAAATCCATACATTTGTTTTTCTCATATACTGCGAAAGCAAGTTTTCTAAGTCGCTCATATTGTGCCCTGGTGATTGGAATAAATGACTCTAATGAGCTATTCATATCAGTTTTATGCTTGTACAACTCAGGAACTGATTTCGCCCAGTGTCCATGGCATGAATCTTTACCAAATTCAATTTTAAAATCAGAATTATGAAATTTATTCATATCCTTGCTTATATGACATCTCAGCTGTTCTAAAAATGTAAAAGACTTTTGCTTGACTTGTCTTGCTTGAGAGAATGAATCTTCTTCCATTATGGCTTCCAATTCAATTGAAACCCATGATCTATTCCATTTTCGTTTGTAGAAATAATGTACTTTCATAATTGTTAAGTTGATTTATTCTTTTATTTCTACCACATTATATCCATATCTCGGCGAGAACTGGTCTTTCTTTTTCATCTCGCGGGTAAAGCCCTGGGCTTTCAGTGCCTGGCCTATTGTTACGTCGGACACGTCGGACATTGACGTAGTGATTTTGCGACGTTGCTTCATGTCCTGGTGTATTTCGCTTGGTTGCTTGAATACGATAGTATTAGGATCATCATCCGGTGTTGCTACCCGATAGTTTTCTTTGATCAACTGATAAGCATGTGTAACTATCAGGTAGCGTTTGTTGTATTCACGAAATTCGTTGAAGTCGATTTCATTCCATACATAGTCGTAATCGGCATTTTTGAAAAGTACATACGCTTCGGCCCACATCTGATCTACATCCACTTCGCCTATATAGGCTTTCCAATCGATACTCTCCATTTCGATAGTTGCCCAACGGCGATATCCAAAGTTAGGGTATAGAAAACCGCCCATCTCCTGGGTTTTATTGCTTGTAAAAGCACCGCTTCCATAGCGGGTGGCCGCAATGGTTCTGCTTCGCGAAAGCATGTATTCCATGGTGGAAAGTGCTTGCTTCAGTTCTTCCGGATTGAACTTGGTGATACCGTACAGCTCATCGAAGTTTATAATAAAGTTTTTTGCAAATGCTTGAGACATATCGAATTTTTCGCTTTTGCGGGATTGGATATAATACGATTTTAGCGGTTTTGGCGTCAGAAATCGCAGGATCCTCGTTTTCCCAACTCCTTCATCGCCGTGAATAAATCCTATCATGGCATCGTTTTCTTTGTAGCCAAGCGCACAGGCAATGCTTGCAACCATCCATTTTTTGAGAATGTATTTAAACCGGTCCTGGTAATAGCCTTCGGTTTTGTCGCCAAAGTCGCGAACAATGACATGTTTGCAAAACTTATCAATGTGGCTTTCGCCTTTCCACTGGCCGTTCAATCCCTCCAGATATTCGGTGATAGGATTGAATGTGGTAATTTGATTTTTTGAGGCAAGTATTTTCTTCAGTATCGAATCACAACCTCTCAATCCGCATCGCTCCATGTGCAATGACAGATCGACGAAATCAATTTCATCTTTGTAAAGTGTTTTGTCTTTGGCGGCTATAAGTGTTTTCGAGGTATCGAAAACGTTTATTTTTACTTCGTAATGCTCAGCAAGGAAATCTTCTACTTGTTGTACCCGGTCGGTCGATTTATCCCGTTTTTTTGTCTCTTTGTACTTGAAAGCCATGGATCAGTTCAATTTTTAGTGTGAATGGTGAAAGTAAGGTTCAAAAGTAACCGTCATTAGCCGGCTAAAAAATTACCCATTTCGCCATCGTCCCTATCGAAGCAGGGAAAAGGAAACTCCGATTCAACAGTGTGTTGAAGTTCTACACATAGTTTGTAGGCTGCACAAGTATTGCACGAATCTTCCGATTCTTCTGTGTCGCGTGGAATTGGATTAAAATTGAATTCCTGCTCATCTACGGTGAGTTTATTTTGGTCGGGTGAAATTGTTACTGTTGCCATGGTATTAGTATTTTAAATCGGTGAAGTGAATAATTTTGCCTTCGAAGCCATCCCAGAACCAGTCGAAGAAATCTATTGTTGAATCAAAACCGTCATTTGCGGCCAGTAAATCGACAGTTTCGCGGATGAGAACTTTATCGTCTACTGTCACTTTAAATCCCATAACGAATTGAATTCCTTTGATAACTACTCTGTATACATAATAATCGTCATTTAAAATACCGTCATGCCTTTCAATCTTGATCTGCTGAGTCGATTTACATTCTCCCTTAAGGAACATCATGTATCGCTTAGTTCTTACTCCATGGGCATGTTGTATTTTCATTCCGGCACGCCAGCGATTGTTCTTGTCAATCCGGAGAGAGTGCTTTTTAGTTCCGAGCAGTATCTTTTTGGCAAAGTTGGTGAAGCCACCCCAAGGCCAATACATTTTGTAACCTAGTATCATGGCTATTCTCCTTTTATTTCTTCGAAATAACCTTTGATCCAATGCATTTCTAAACCAATTGTACTGCTTTTAGATAATGATTCCAACATAATTGTCTCATCTCCGGTTATGCCATTAAAATAGCCTGTCCACTGATCGCCATTGATTAATGGAATTACAAGTACT